AATTTTTGCAGGGCTTCGCGCTGGGGTTCATCCCCGAAGTTGGTTTTATTCTGGATGGCACCCACCACGGCTTCGATCTGTTTTTTCTGCGCCGCGTAACTGGTGCCAACATTTTTCATCGATTGGTCTAGCCGCCGAATACCGATCTGCTGGTCCAACGATGATTTCACCGACAATGCGGCGATACCCGTGATGGCTCCACCGATGGCGGTCGCTGCCATGCCAATAGTGCGGCGGTGTTTTGCAAAGCCTGCCGCCAGCTTACCCATGTTCCCCTCGACCTTCTGCAGTTGGGCAGAGGCCTGGTCACGCGCTTGAATCAGGACCGATACGGTTGCGGCGTCAGCCATCAGCTTCCACCGCCTCAACCATCTCCCGCCATAGAGCTATTTGGGCCGCACTCATCTGGCTTGCATCCTGATTGTGTTGTGCCTTTGCACTCGACAGTAACCTATAATCCAAAATTTGCCGTATTAGATTCCAGTCCTGCTCCAGCGCGGCTGAAGGCAGGCATCCAAAGCTCTCGCATATGACGCTCACGACAGCTGGCCCAGGTTGCGGCCCATCCCCTAGGATGAACGCTCCGAGCCGTTGGAGCCTTTTTTTCGCGCTGCGGCCGACTCTTTCTCGGCTGCGGCGTTGACCAGCCACAATAGTTCATCGGCTGATAATTCCTCCAGGACATCGGGCCGGTTGTGTGGCTGCTCCATCGCCTGGCCTACCAAGTCGGTCCAGTTCCAGGCGACTAAGCGTTTGGAGAGTTCTTGGCATAGTTGGCCCAGACTTTCGCCCAGCGACCCCCTGTCCTCAATGCCCATCTGCAACCGTGATAGCTGCATGACCTCTCGGACGGCCACCACCGGCATGACCTCCACCCATTCGCCAATGTGGATGTAGTGGGGAGTGCCAGGGTCAGTGATTTCGCCGTCTTCGATGACCTGGCCGATGCTGATGCTACAGTCATCGGCCAGGACTTTTATGGCAGGAATTTTTAATTTGCCCGTGGACTTCATAGAGCCTCCCGGCATTCGTCAGTTAGTTCGCTTGCATCCGCATTTCTTGCACATATCAATCCCCCCCCTGGTCATTTGAGTTTAAGGTCAAACCACCTACCCTCTGGTCGGTGCAGCAGCGTCGTTAGCAGCGGAGCCACCATTGTGGCGGAACGACGCGGAGTACGTTATCGGCCCATCGACAGTGCTGGTGATGCTGTAGCTAGTGACGATGGCAAACCCGTTGTATCCAGTCGTGCCGTCCGGCTCGAAATCCCACTCCTCGCCTTCCAGGCCCAACTCGCCGAATATCGTCACATCGCCCTGGCTAGACGCCAGGTCAGCGAAGCCGGAAACGTCGATGGTAGCCGTCGGCTTGCCTGCCAGGAAATTTTGGTAGGTGTCCCCAAACGCCGTAATGTCCGACTCTGGCACCGAAAAATTCAAACTAACGCTTGAAAGTTCGTCCTCCAGTGCCACGCTGTCAAAACTAAAATCCGCGTCCTTGCCGTGGGTTCTTGCCATGTCAGTTCCTCCTCAATATGCTTTACTTGGCCGTGTCAGCCGCTTTAAGGCCCCTTTATGAAACCGCTCTAGTAGTCGCCCCGCTGCATTGGAACGAGGCCGAATACGAAGCCACATCACCTACCGGCAGAGTGATGGTATAACTGGATACCAGCGCCCCCGTCAGCCCGCTGGATGTGCAGGTATACTCTGGGCTATTCGTGTCCGGCCCTGCGCCGTCCGGGTCGTAGACCAAAGTCTTCGGGCCGCTAGTGAGCGCGATATGGTCAAAAATTGTTGCATCACCATCGCTGGCGAAGTCTGCGTCCAGGGCGCCGGATACGTCAAAGGTGACGTTCTTCTTCCCCGCCAGGAAATTTTGGTTGGCATCTGCGAAGGCACTTATATCGCTTTCAGTTACCGTCGCGTTCATGGTAATGCTACTTAATTCATCCTCAATCGCCACCGCATTGAAGCTAAAATTTCCGTCCTTGCCGTGAGTTCGTGCCATAATCTCCCCCTTATGACGGCGTTACGAAGTAGCCAAATGAAACATAGTTTTTGAACGTCCTACTCCCCGTACCGGACGATTGGATTTGCACCCGCCACCAAGACTCTGATGCACCTGGGCCGGTGGCGGTGGTGACGATGTGTGTTCCATTGGCACCCGTGGATTGCGTGACTGTCCCAAAGTTTATTCGGGTCGTAGGGGAACCCCAGGTGTCATTCGTTTCACTCTGGATCTCCAGGGCGATGGTGTTGGTGCCAGACCCGCCCAGTTCCACCATGCGCCAGATGCCAATGATGGTGTTCGTTGCGGCTATCACGCCGCTGTTATACCCAGTCCCAGTCACGACCACCGTCGAGCCATTGCACGTTATCGTGTTCGCTAGAATGATTTGAGAACGGAACGGTGCGCTTGCGCCCTGCCAGGTCACGTTGCAAGCGATAGCATCCCCCACGGTTGAAATACGGGGCGACGCGCTTATCAACGTCGGTCCTTCGTAGCCTACATTCCCCTGAGTCAGGCCACCGGGATAGATGCCTACCCGCCTGGCTGTAGCCGTAAGGTCCGTGAACATTTCCCCATCGTAGTTTGGGGAACTTGTTGACCAAAGCCCGTTCACATCGAAGTTGAACGTGGGCTTGCCCTGGACGTAAGTCATGTCGGTATCGGCAAACGCCGTTACGTCAGCCGGGGCTTCCGTGAAATTGAGCGTCATGGAATTGGACACGCCGCTAAAATCGAATTCATCGACCAGCAACCCGGCGGATTTCGCATGGACTCTAGCCACGGTTTCTTCTCCTCTGGGGCTTCGGGGCTTTGGCTAGCTCCCCTCTCGCCCACTCTGCGTCAGATTCTTCGTAGATTTTTACTATCCGCAACCGTATCAATTCCTCAATATCCACTGGCTCGTCCCCATCCAAGGCGAACCGCTGGCCCCGGTGGATGCGGATAGATGACGGCGTAACCCCTGGCCCCTGGGCCATTAGTAGCTTCTTCAGGGCCAGATACCAGACATCGGGATTGATAGTGATATCATCAGTATTATTCGTCCCGTCTGGACCCCGATCTTCTACCATTACTATTGGTCTTTCTTGGCAAATACCGGAAGGGCGAATCCGTAATAATAATGTTGGAGAAGTTTTTGGATGTCTGGCATTTATTACAAACCCCACGGCTTACTGGGCCATTAGCTACTACGATTTTCCAGTAATGGATACAAGTATCTTGCTTAGCTTTGGTCGGCAATGATTCTATACAGCCCCCCAATATGCTGATAGACCATCCCCGCCTGGTCCTCTACCAGGTAGAGATCGGATTCCCGTCGGCACATCAGCAGACTATAGCCGGTGATACTTAGCGACGCGTCCTGCATCACTGAATCAATCTGGGTGTCAATATCCCCGGCACCCTTGGGCCAGATGCTGCGGTCAATCGCCTTGACCAGATAGACGGCCGCCCCTCCCCTCCCTGTATAGCTGAAATAATCGTCCACCTTGCTCATCGCCTGGAACACCACAAATGGCGGCTCCGTGCCTTGGGGTGCCAGGCCATTGAATACACCCCCGGTGGCTTCATTGGTAACCGCTTCCACGTTTAGGACGGAGTAAATAGCCGTGTCTAGGTTTACTCGCAAATTAGCCATCAGTTAAGCCAAGCGAACCTGTTGCCCGTGTCCTGGGGTTTCAAACCTTTTCATCAGCTGCTCTAGCGCGGCCGTGAAACGAGGGGCTTCCCCTTCAAGCGCGGGGATCATAAATGGCCGCGCCTTCATGTAAATCGTTCCGAACTCGATGAATGGGGCATATTCCGTAGTTGGCCCGATGCGCCATTCCAAATTTTCTGCCCGCATGAGTCCACGGCCAATCGCACTGCTACCTACCGGCTTCGCCGCGATGGAGTTCATAGTGGTCCCGGTGTCCACGGCGGGCCAGGCGGCTATCCGGGATTTGGCGTCTTTCTCCACGTTCCTGGCAGCAAGCTCAATCGCCTGACTAACCACTGGCCCTATCGCCCTCCAGCGTGGGTCTAGCTTGACCTCAACTTTCAGGTTCATATTAAATTCGGCCAAAATAAAAAACCCCCAACAACCCATATACGGGTAATCAAGGGCTTCCATGAGCCTCGTAAGTCTTTCCTATTCCCGCCAGCGATCAAGTCGCTTAATGGGCCTCCTGGGGCCTCTAAGGCGGTCCTATTCAGTTGTCGCCTACCGGCGCCTGGATATATCCTCCCTGGCCGTCCGGTTTTAGCCGGACCGTTACCCCTTCCGGGGCGAAGGTGGTCACCCGTTTACACAAGCGGCACTTGATCTCAACGATGCTATTGGCTTCAAGCCGGATCCGGGCTAATAAACTATGACATTCCGGCCTCCGGCACCGTGCGTCCTGCAGCCCTACAACCGGCGCATCTGGCATCGTCTAACTGCAGACCACGATTTGCCGGTATCTACGGATTGTATCTCGTAGGTGCCACTGGAATGCAAGACCCGGTCCGTCGGCTCCACTGATTGGTCATAGCCCACCGTTAATACGGAGATCGGTTGTACGTCCTGGCGCCCAGCCGATATTGATTCGGCCCCACCAGTGAACGAAAGACGGGCCGGGACATCCTGATAGGAGTTAGCCCATGACTCCACATATCCCCCCTGGCCGTCACCAGCCAGACTCTTGCGTTGGATCATAACGGTGTCGGGCATAGCTTTCCGGGTTTCAGCTTGCATATAGGTCAGGTCATTCCCTTGCAGTAGTTTATCAACCATCGCTGTACCGTCCGAATCCCCCGGTCCCCGAGTCCAATATATTCAACCCGGTCACTTCATCAGAATCGGTATAGACGGAATACCCATCTTTGCGCCGGGGCATGACGGTGGTAGTTCCGCTGGCTTTCCGTCGTAACCTCTTGGCCTGGGCCATATACATCTGGGTGATCTGGCCCTTCTGGAAACTGGCCCCATCTGCGGAGAAGGTGAAATCACGAGCGAACCGGACCGCCAGGGTTTCGCAGGCCCTGGCAGATGACTGGAGGACGCTATCCCCTTCCTGACTCAGGAAGTCGTCGATCTCCGCGTCCTGGAACAGCACCCGGCCTTCGTCCGTGTCCCCGATCTCCAGCCGGACTCGGTCACGGTCTGCGGTACTCCCGGCTGTGTACGAGAATGCCATTAGACCCTCACGAATATAGTCAGGATTAGGGCGTCCGTCAGGGCATCGGAGCCAGCCAGTTCCACCAGGAGATTCCCGTGGATGAGCGCCGGAACATAGGCGCCGGTAATGGCAGAGCCGGTGTTGCCGTCCATCTGGATGCCGGGATAGTACCAGGCGTCGGTGGCGCTATTGGTGATGGTCAACAACGTCACCGACACCGGGTCGCCTGGGGACGACACGGTAGTGTCCGTCGTCCCAGGAGCGGAAGCGTGGTAGTTGAAATATCCGGCCAGGAGCTCGCAATAGGGCAAGGCCACGACCAGGGAACCCGTCGCCGAGGCATCGGATCCCGTGGTCGAAACCTTGATGATATGGCGCTCAATAGCCATTAGCGCCCAGCGTAATAGACAACGACTACTTCCGCCGTGTCGGGACTGTTCGCTTGGGCAATCGTTACCTTGATATTGTCTGAAATACAAACCTTGCCATAGACCGAATAGCCGTCGGCGTATTCGATGTCCGCCCCGGCGTTGTTGTCCACAACGTGGCGTGGGTGGAACCACCCGCTGGTGTTGGCATTCGTGAGCGTCAGGATGGTTAGTGCCGGGCCGTTATCCCCCGCCGTCGCTATCGTCACATCCGTAGTCCCAGGCGGGGAGTCCCCGTAGGTCACCCCGATGCTGCATATCTCGCCCGTGACAATGTGGCTGCTGGTATTGTTGCTGGTAGCGGAGCCGTCACCACCAACGGCGGCCCCACTATTGACTGTGACCGATTCGTAGCCGTATGGCATCAGCCCCCCTCTTAACTATCGATGGCGGGTAGGATGTAGCCGCTGGCGGTATCGGTTGCGGTTCCGATATTGTCGAATTGCCGGACCCCGTCAGCATCGACTAAGACCTCGCCAGAGGTATCAGCATGGCCTATCCGGTTGTGGGCGATTATCCCGCTGTTGGCGGTCGTGTCTGAATCAATCAACAGGTCACCTGCGGTGTTCAAACGGTAGATGTGATTGTAGGTGATTTCGCAGTTCGTCACATCTTTTCCGGTGGCTACACTGATAATGGCCTCCGAGTTCTGGACGCCCATAGAGATGTAGTTGTCGCTGAATACCAGGCCATCGATATCGCCGCCGATATCAATGACGCCGTTGTTCCCGGTATCCGGGGAAATCAACACATTGTTTGTAAATTCCAGTCTGTCACATTCGTTATTGGTCGTCGTTCCCTTGATGAGATCGACAAAATTCATATTTGTAGCAGTATCGACGAACCGGCATTTGTTGACCACGAACCCGGCCGCGCTCAAGTCAAAGACCTCCACGATGTCTGCGTAGTTCATGCTGAAAATCATGTTGTGAATCTGAGTGTCATCGGCAGTCACATTGATATCCGTCGTGGCTGCGGTATCCAGGGTGATGGTCGGGCGGCTGTTGCCCACTCCCATCCCGATGACTGTTATCCCGGCTACATCGAAGGTGATCGCGCCGGCAGCTGAGATGGTTTCACTGTGACCGGGAGCGATTAGGATTACGTCGCCGTTGTTGGC